AATGTCACGGGTTGCGGTTTTGCCAAGGTGTTGCCGGATGATTGGGCCGACTACCTCCCAAACAGCGGCATCAAAATACCCGCGCTCGCGTTGGATCAGGAAGAAAAAGCGCTCGTTACCGACACGTGGTATTTATCTGAGCCGGTTGGTGGTATTGCTTTTCAAGTTCCGACAAGCGAAGTCAGACTTTCCTTTTACGAGGCCATAATCCCTGGGGACTCAGGCAACCCTGCTTTTTTCATCATCAACGATGAATTGGTGATTCTGGCGGTATGGACGTTAGGGGGGCCGGGTGCGGGTTTTGCAGTTCACGCTTTTGTACCTCAAATCGAGGCGGCGATGGTTAGCCTTGGCGGCGGGTACAACACGTTGACCAGAATCAACTTGAGCGGTTTCAACACCTATTGAGCGAGTGAAGCATGGCAATCGCTTGGATCGTCAACGACGCGACGGGAACAATTTACGGGATCGTTCGCTCGAAGTCCCTGCTGCCCGCGAACAAAGACACGGGCGTCTACGAGGCGTATGACCCCGGCAACTACGCGGATCATTACGTCTACGCCTCTACGCAGCAGGGCGGCACGGGCTTGCGTTTCATCGCGTTTGACGATGCCCTGTTGCCGGACTTCTGTTTTGTCGATTGGAAAATGCAGGTTGGAAGCACGGCGGCGGAAACGGATGTTTCCTTCGGCGTGTCGAGCCAAACGCAACTTGAAACCGACTTTGCCGACGGCGGTCGGTTGGACCTGGCCATCGACCAGATTGCCTCTGACTCCGACGATGCGGCTACCCAGGCGACAGCCGTCAATGCCAGGCTGCCCGCAACTCCCGCCGCCACCGGCGATGCAATGGCCCTGACGAGCAGCGAGAGAACCACGCTGGCGGCGGCTGTGTGGAACGCCTTGACGACTGGAATGGCGACGGCGGGAAGCATTGGAAAATGGCTGCTGGAAACGATTGGTGCTGTCTCGCTCGGGACTGGCGCACGAACCGTGACCGTCACGGTAACAGACGGAACGAACGCGATAGAGGATGCAACAGTTCGCGTGACGAATGGAGCAACGACTCATGTTGGAAAAACAAATATCTCGGGGACTATTGCATTTAGCTTGGACGACGCAACGTGGACCGTGGCTATCACAAAATCAAACTGTTCATTTACTCCGACAACGCTTATCATTTCTGACAATACGTCTCACACCTACACAATGATGGCCGACAGCTTTCCGGAAAGCGATCCAGGATTGGTTACTGGCTATCTCTATGCCTACAGTGAGATGGGGACAATAGAAACGGGGGTAGTGATAGAATTGCAGTTGATTGGCGTTGCTGGATCGGGCCACAGCTTTGACCAAGCAACCCGAACAGGTACGAGCAATGCCCAAGGGCTTGTATCATTTGCAAATCTATCCGTTGGGGCATCTTACAAACTCCGTCGTAGTACCACGGGCAAGTGGAAAAACATAACTATCGAGTCTGACGCGGTATCGCCGTTGGCGCTTCCAAATATCTTCGGTACAGACACCTAACAAGGAAACAAATCATGTTGAGTATTGAAAACTACAAAGATGCAATCCCGCTGCCCGTCGAGTCGGCCAGTGTTGATCTCGTCATTGGCGGCTTCCCTGGCCAAGCCTTCTCTGACTTGGTTATCGATGGAAGCCTGAATACAAAAGTCACGAGCGCCTACTGCCCCTTTGTGGCCGGTGACGTAGGGAAGATTTTGGTGGTCACGGGAGGGACCGGATTCACAGTCGGAACCTACTACATTGCCTCAGTTGCCGATGGAGCAGCTACGTTATCGGCGGCCGTGGGAACGGTTGCTAGCATCGGCGGTGTGGCCCGATTCGCAAGTAACTTCCGGGCGTTACTGATTCTGGTTGCCGGAAATGTGGCTTTGACCACGATTGCCCGACCGGTGACGAAACAAACGATGATGAGTGTTCCGGCGGGAGTATTGCCGATTCAGACGGCCATTCTCTATAGGGTGGCGAACGGAACGGCAGCGACGGGAATATATGGGCTTGTTTGATATGACTACAATTTAACCGCTACACCGCCCGACGGCCGGCCAGCCCGAGGGAGAGGAAGCAAACGAAGCGCCCATGCTGGGGCAGCATTTAACTCAGCATGGGCGTTTTCGTTTGCGTAAACATCATTTTACAAGGAGCTTGGGCGTTATGGCTAAAGACGAACGTAGAGAACATCTTTTGTTGGTCCTCGACAACCTCATTCAAGTTTGGAATGGCTGGTCTGCCAATTCCGACGTCAGGTATATCACGAAGACTTTTGAGGACGCCGTAAACGACGCCTTGCTTGTCTTTGGCGACGGCAGCATTCCCGGCGATATGCGAGCCCTTTACGCCCGAATGGACGTACTTCAAGAGCAATGGGCGGCATGGAATCGAAAGAATGAAACATCGGGTGGAAAATACCCGATCCCTAATTCTGCCTTTTGGAAGGCTCTGGAATCTATTGAGGCAGCACGACAGGCTATTATCAAGCCAGTACGCCGTAATCTGGAAACGATTGTCGAACTGACAGCCCAAAAAGTGGTAGATGCTCAAATTTGTCGTATTTACGGCTTCACGGACAACGGGATGCCCGATGGCAACCCAGAGCCATGGAAGCTTCAGGAAGAGCGGCAGAACCCCGGCACACATACTGATCGTGCCAGGGGCTGGCTACCGCCCTGGGAGAAGAAGAGCAAGACGGATGAAGCCAAGCAAGTTGAGATCATCGAGCGCATTCAGCGGACTAGGGCCGGTAAGCTGAAGCTACTCGCCGCAGTAGCTCCCGAATCCATCGAACAACTCATTCAAGAAGGGGTATCCGGCAAGCAAATATGCAAAATGAAGAAGATTGACGAGGCTTCACTTGCGGCCTACTGCCAGGATCATGGCTTGGACGCGCCTAATTGGGCCGGCGAGTCACCCAATGCGATGGTAGGGGTCCATGACTACGTGCCCGAGGACGAAGTGGCCAGCGTACTGTCGGCGACCGAGCGACCATCCAAACCACCGATGCCCGAGCTTGTGACCGAGGAGCCCATGACACTTGAACAAGAGATCATCGAGTATCACAAGCAAGGAACCATGACGCCGGCTGAGATCGCTGCTGCTGTCTCTTGTGAGGGTAATGAAGTATCCCACCAGAAGGTGGGTAAGGTCATCGCACGCTGGGAGAAGGAACCGCAAGCGTTTGAGACTACGGAAGTTGGGTAGTTATGGCTTATGGCAAAGAAAAAGACCAAACCGAAGCCGGCCAAGAGTTGTCAAATTGGGCAGCTTAAAAAGAACGCATTTCTTTCTGCCTATGCGGAACTAGGAACTATTACCCATGCAGCAAAGAAAGCGAGGGTCAGTCGGGAGAGTCATCGTAACTGGCTGAGGGATGATCCTGAATATCCCGCACGTTTCGCAGAGGCCCACGCGGAATCATGCGAGGCACTAGAAAAGGAGGCGCGACGAAGGGCGATTGGAGGAGTAGATAAGCCCGTGTTCCAGGGTGGAGAGGAAGTCGGAACGGTTCGGGTTTACAGCGACACCCTTTTGATCTTCCTAATGAAGGGCGCCATGCCCGACAAGTATAGGGAGCGGATGGACATCACCCAAAGAAAGGACGATCCACCCGAGGGGCCAGAGCAGCTTGCAGCCCATCGCAATTTGTATGAACTTGCGGCCCAAAAGGGCTTGATTGAGAAGGGGAACGGGAAAGCGGAATAGTATGATTGCCTTAAAGCAAGATCAAGCGATGTATGCGATTCGATCCATGCAAGACGCATGGATGAGGTGGAAGCCTCGTGTTGATAACCCTGCAAACTTTGAGCAGCAGACCGCCTATGTGGAGGCCAGGGACTTAGTGTCATTTGCACTTGGCGGAACTGGATCGGGAAAAACTGAATCATCTGCCCGAAAATGTGCTGATTTTCTAATGATCCAGGAACCGCCCCGAGTTGATACGCCGTTTTGGGTTCTAGGAGAGACGTACAAGCAAGTTTGTGCGACATGCTGGGGAGAGAAACTACACGGCATGAAGTTTCTGCCCGATGCGTGGATTGATAGCAGTCGGTCGATTAGTTACTACAACGCGGCGATGCGGTGGCCTGCGATGGTGCCACTAAAGAAGTGGGCAAACGGAAATAATTGGGTGTTGGAGTTTATGTCCTACGACCAAGGCAGAGAAGCGATGCAAGCCCGGTCAATCGGCGGCTTCTGGTTTTCGGAGCAGTTCCCTTGGCATATGTTTGAGGAAGTGTTAGCCCGGTGCCGAATGTTTTTATTCCCCGGAGGCCAGTTTTGCGAGTTCACTCCACTGAATCCAGAGCTTTGTATGGCAATGGAAAAGGTCATGGACGATCCACCCAAAGGCTGGGGAATATACCGCCTAAACACAGAGGCTAATCGAGGAAACCTTGCAAAGGATTGGTTTGATACGTTCTATGCGAATGTTCCTGACGAAATGATGGCCACGCGAATGACTGGGGCTTTGGCCACATTTGAGGGCGTAATCTATCAGACGTTCAATCCTGCCGTCCACGTCACCGATGATGATTCGATGGTATGGCGATCTGGGATGCACCATTTCCGCGCGACGGATTGGGGGGCATCTGCTGAACATCCGTTTGCTACAGTTGTTGGGTGTTACGACGGCGCGGGCGAGTGGACGATCTACGACGAGTATTGGAACAACTCCCAAGACGCGATTACCCAGGACCATGCGGGCGAAGTGTTGGCCCGGTCGATAGCCTGGGGTTGGCCCGAGCCGGATTTCTTTAGCAAGCCCGACGATGCACGATCTTTCTTTGTAAAGAAAGTCAAGGAGCGAATCAAGGAACTACGTCCTGGCAAGACAAAGCCCATCGAGGGAAGCCGCTACGGAGAGTGCTTTGCCGATCCGAGCCGACCGGGCGAGATGAATGCCTTTAACTATTACGGCATCCCAACATCATCGGCCAGCAACGACGTTTACAAGGGAATTGATCTAGTGCGGTCAAAGTTGAAGGTCAACCCGACAACGGGAGAGGCGAAGCTGTACTTTCACGAGCGATGTCGCCACGCGAGAGAAGAAATGAGAAAATATCGCTGGGTTAGAAAGCGTCCCAATGTATTATGGACGACAGCAGCACCACGACCTGTACCATTGAAGAAGGATGATGATGTTGCGGATTGCATTCGCTATCTCATAAACTCGGCCGAGCGTGGACGCGGCCAGGCCCCATCATCCGCTGATTCACGTATAGACGGCGGGCGCGAGGGGTTGTTGCTCGACCGAGCGGGCAATGGGCATGTACTCAGGCCGATGCAGTCGGCAAGGGAAGGATTTTTTAGAAAGTAGAGGGCGACATGAGCGACAAAGAACTGTGCAGTGCGGTGATGGAATACCTGGCTCCTCTTGGCGATGACGCCAAGTTGGTTGTGACGTTTCGGAAACATCCAAAGGATGCACCCGATAAGGGAATGAATCTCAAGCCGGGCGACTTACTGATGAATGTTGACAATGGCCAAGGTTTGCATTTTCCAATGTACTTTGGCAAAGAAGACCTCGAAAAGGCGCTCTACGACATGCCTTTCTCGATGATCCCGATTCAAGTGAAACGATTAACGCAAGCAATAGAAAGGGCGAAGCGATGAGCGTGAAAGAAAGACTAGCAACTGACATAGAGTGGCTTAGCGCGATGAAAGCCATCCCGCAAAATAAGGGCGATTGCGGCGAAGCGTTGGGCAGTCTCTTGTTACGGATCATCAATGAACTGGACCGGATCGACCGATCAATAGCTCTAAAAAAGAGCATGAAAATACGTTTTATTGGAACACCCTATAGGGGAAAACCGGCGGTCAATGCGGGGGCGGGAATGGGTATGTCGCCACCACGATTACATCTCACGCATGTACCAGGTGCCCAAAAAGTTGTTTTTATAAAGTAGATGGCGAAGTTATGAGCATAGAAAGTTTTTTGGAACAAGAAATGCTTGCGATTGGTTCAACATCGGATGATAAAATCGCGGCAATCAAACGAGGAATGCGTTTTTTGGCAAGAGAACTTGAACGCATGGATCGTTTGCAATGGGAAGAAAAAAACAAACCAACTCCTCCATCGGTAGTACGAAAGAAAAAGGGACGCCAGTAGCCAATGGCCTTCATAAACTCCCCGCTATTTCAGGAAGCATCCCGCAAGATTCAAGCGACTGCGCGCAAGCAGCTTGCGTCCACAAGCATTGGGAAGCTTGTAAGTGAAGTGCAGTCGGCAACGAGGGGATCATCGCGGCTACAACAGAAGATCAGACAGGCATTCACTCGTTTTGGCCGATCGGCTCGACCCGACAACGCCATCAAGCAACTCATGGGTGCAGAGTTTGGCGTGTTGGTCCGCGAGATTCAGCGCTATTCCAAGGGTGGAAGTGCCAGCCAAAGACTTGTGACCGAGTTCCTTGGTAGCCTTGGACCTTCCGGCCACTTGATAACGGGTTTGATTAACCCAGCAAAGAAAGACGTTCTGAGCGGCGAGCTTAAGGCGGCAATGGAGTTGATCCGGGCTTTTGGTGGGGAAGTATTGCCGGGATCGGGCAAGCAATGGTCGAGCCTTGGCGATGTCGAGCGTGAAATGCATGCGGCATTGCGTAGGCTCCAAGAGCTTGGCTTTGATGTAGTGGGCAGCCAAGGCCCTCCGCGTCGAGCCCCCGAACCTGAATGCGACCGCAAGACTCTCGACGTGGATATGGGCTACAGGCGGGGCACGTCGAGGGTTTCGGCGGATCATCCGATGGTTACGGGAGAGATGGTGCAATGCAGCAGTAGTACAAACGTCTACGAGTTTGGATATGACATTGAGGCCGGCTATCTCTACGTGCGATTTCAGCAGCCACACGCCAAAGACAGCCGAGGCGGCGCTGGTTCGCTCTATAGATATTCCGGCGTTACACCCGAGGAGTTCCTTTCGCTCTATCGCGTCAGAAACGACGGGGGAGGCAATGGGCCTGGGGCATGGGTATGGGATGAACTTCGCGTTAGAGGAACCGCGTCAGGCCACCAGAAGGATTACGAGCTTGTTGGGATCATGGGCGGCTATGTTCCGCGCAAGGCCACAGTCAAGCGGACTGCCGAGATTACCGGAAAGCGTGGTAAGCCGCTGAAGCGGAAGGGGCTAGAGGAGTGGTACATTCAGAGATCAGTCAAGACGCACGAAGGGCGTTGGGCTAGATCGGTTCTACCCACAACGAGAGTAGTTTCGGCCAGAGGACCACGATGATGGATGAATTGATAGCAGACTTACAAAAGGAGATTGATAAATATGAGGCGGCCAAAAAGGAAGATGAGACAAATGGACTTTCTCTAAAATCCATCCTCGAAAAGAAGAGAACAAAGGGAGCGGATTCGTTGGATACCGGCGATATCGACGGCTGTTGGCAAAATGGTTTCGCGTCTGGATTTTTGACGTGCAGTCGGTGGATATTCAATCGCCTCAATAAACCCACAAATTAGGCCGGGCGGTCTAGTAACGTGACTGAGTACATCGACAGCGACGAGATTTTTGGAATTAAAGATAGAGTCGCTGCCTTATGTAGACCTGAAGGAATGACTAAAGAGAAGTGGCGGTTGATGACGGTGGAAAGCAAAATACATCTTATCGCGGAGCTTGTTTTTATCGCTGATCGTTATGTCGGGCGACTAGACCAGAACGGACCTAAACCATGAGCGAACTTCGCCCCACATCCAACATATCGACCACAAACGCCCCGGCTTCCGTGTTGAATCCCAGTCTGGGAAGCGACAAGGCCCCTTCTGAGGCTGTCAAGGGAATGCCGTTCAACTACGGCGAATCTCTCTTGCCGCATGTTGTAACATTTCAGGGCATTATCAGCAGCGTTAGCCGCGTCTATCGCTACTACGATGAGGCCATGAAGGCGAGCTTGGAAAATGCCCGCTTCATGCGTAACGATCTAACAATCATGGAGCCAGTTGAGCAGCGCCGCCGGGCTTGCGCTCTATTGAATTGGCATCTTGAAGTGGACGACGAAGACGATCCAGCACAGAAGAAGCTAGCCGAAGACCTGACGAAGCTGGTCAAGCAGATACCAAACTTCCTAAAGTTTAAGGAAGTGTTGCTTGACGCCGTGTGGTTTGGGAAGAACGCGGTCCAGTTTGCTTGGAAGTGGAAGCGATGCAATGGCGTTACGCCGGTAAACGATTTTGGCCAGAACCTAGTTATCGACCGATGGAAGCCGCTTCACGGCGACAAGGTTGTCTTCCGCTACGACGATGGCACACGAGAATATGATCCAAACCAAGTTGGTATCCGTGTAGGGGCAGGCTACACGGCCGGCGACAAGGGCATTCAGGGACGATTGAGCGCCAGCGGACGAAGGAAGGTCGAGCCAACCGATTACGGGCTTGCCTATTTCCTCGAACCTTACGAACGCCAACTTTTGGCCATTCACAAACACATGGTCGAAGATGGCGAGTATGAAGACCCGCAGTCTGCCGGCAAGATTCACGGGCTGGGCATTCGGTCGAGAATTTATTGGACGTGGTATCTAAAGCAGGAATGCTTTGCCCACATGATGGAGTTTCTTGAGCGATCATCGACCGGCATTGAAATCTGGTATTACCCGTGGGGCAATCCAGACGCCAAGGCATTGGTTGAAAAGGCCGCACAAGATCGGATCGGAAACGCCCGCAACATTATCCTCATGCCCCGGCCAGTTGGTGAAGACGCCCAGGCATTTGGCATCGAGATGGTTCAGCCAAACCTCGCCGGCATCGAGGCCATGCGAACGCTGATCGACGAGTATTTCGGCAATCTGATTATGCGGTACGTGTTGGGACAGACCATGACCAACAAGCCGCAATCGGCTGGTTTGGGTTCGGATCTTCCGCAGATTCAGCTTGGCAGCTATTTACAGATCATCCGTTACGACGCCATCAATCTCGGGGAAACCCTGACAACGGACATTGTGGACGTACTGAAGGAAAAGAACTACCCACACCTGACCGATATGCCCTGCCGATTCGTAGTGGATACCGAGAGTGAAGACGTAGAGAGCAAGTTGACCGCGTGGAAGTCGGCCTATGAGGTTGGCGTGAAGACCAAAGCCAGCGATTGGCTGAAGATGATCGGGGCCAGCAAGCCGGAAGGTGAGGATGAGGTCATTCAGAACCCGATCACACAACAACAAGACCAACTCTATCAGCAGTTTATGGAGCATAAGCAACAGGCCGACGCTATGGGCATGACTCCCGAGGGCCAGCCACAGCCAGGCGAAGCACCGCAGCCCAGCCAGGAGCAAGGAGGCATGGGCGAAGAGAACCCGCAGGGCAACAAGCCGGGGCCGCAGGAAGGCATGGAAGACGAGCTTGGCATGGATGGTCCTCAGAAGTTTTCAATGGCCCACGATACTCCGCAAGGAGGCCCGTACATGGACGGCCAATCCGATCCAGAAGAGTTTTCTCGGGGGATCGAAGAGGAAATGCGAGAGCATGGCATGAGCCGGGAAGAGGCCCGCAAAACGGCGATGGATCACTTACGGGAGAATCCGCACTACTACAGCATTGTCGATAAGGCATTGGCTGAATCAGAGGAAACGACTCCCGAAAAGTATCTTATGCCCAACGGCGACCGAATGGCCGACGCGGGCATAGCGGAAGGACGCAAAGAGAAGGATTGGCAGAACGTGAGGGCGGGCGGAACCAGTGGGGCAGCAGACAACGCTTCTGCGGAACATGGCTGCTCTTGCCCCGCTGGTTCTTGTGTTGAACCGAAGAAGTATGCAAACATCTACGCCAATCTTCTGGCCAGATACTACAAGTCCAGTACCGATGAAGCCCAGGAACGCTTCTGGAACGGCGACGAGCGGGAGGTAGTTATCATCCAAGACGGACGGCCCATGCGTTATAGCCGCAAGCACGGCCAAGTATCGGTGTCCTACGTCTACAAAGAGGCAACATGAACGAGCCGGGCGGCACAAAAGCACATACCGCTGATAGAATAATCGCGTTGCGACTCTGGCTTCATCGTCGGCTCGATACGCTGTATGACCGCCTGACGGCCAAGGACTTCACCGGCAAGGTTCGCATGGAGATTAGCAGCAAAGACGGACGGCCAGCGGAGCCGTGGGTAGTGGTCGAAGAATACGGAGCGGGAGAACTGTAATGAGGAAGGTTTTGCTTATCATCGACACGGCGGGGTGGTGTTTCAACAACATTGCCGACCAGATCATCAAGGCGTATGGGGATCAGTACGAGTTCGAGATCATGACGACGATCCCCGAGCAAGGCATGACGGCGGATATTGCCCTGGTATTCTGGTGGAAGACTGCCTTGCACAATCTCCAAAAGAATCGCCTACACGTCGAGCGGCTTTGTGTGGGCATGTACGATCATTGGAGCGTGCCGACGATGCCCCATGAGTTTGCTCGGCTTGTACCGAGGGTCGATTGCTTCTATGTGGCCAACGACGCACTAGCGGCTGATCTTCGCTTGCGTACTGATAAGCTGATCTATGTTACCGAGGATGGCGTGGACCTAGAACGGTTTACGTTGCAACCCTTCCCTGACGTGTTCACCATCGGATGGACTGGCAACCGCGTTTATAAAAGCATCGGGCTGGGTGATTACAAGGGATGCGACCTAATCGAGGAGGCTTGCAAAATAGCCGATGTTCCCCTTGTGATTCAAGACAAGCAGGTCCGTCAGCTACGGCAAGATCAGATGGCCGAGGAGTTTTATCGTCACATTTCTTGCTACGTCTGCGCCAGCGTGGCGGAAGGCACACCGAATCCGGTCCTAGAGGCGTTGGCTTGCGGTCGGTGTGTCATATCGACGCCCGTAGGAATCGTACCAAAAGTGCAGACAATGGGTGACGGCAGTATCAAACTGGTTGACCGAACCGTCAAGGAGATTACAGACAAGATCAATTTGATTAAAGACGGATTTTACATCGTTGAAACCCGTAGCGATTACATCAAGCGTTGGGCGTGGCCCGAGAAGATCAAGGCGTTTTTGCCAGTGTTGGATGGCGAATAAATGGCTATCGTTAGACCTACGCATGAAGAGTTAGGCAAAGTACTTGCCTGTGTTTTGGAGATCAAACCAAACAACAATATCGCCTTGCGTGTGAAAAAGTAGACAGGGAGGGAGAATAACCGTGCTGACTAATCAACAAGTAAGGTTACTCTCAGAGGTGGCGTCAGGAAGCATATTGTGGGATACAATCGAAGGATGCCATCCATCCAAAGAAGGATTTTCGTAGGATGGATGTGAAAGGGCAGAAGC